TTATAAGAGCCACTGTCGTAGCGCACAGAGTAGTTGTTGTTTATTGGAAGCTTGATGGCTTTGAACGTACCTTTTGAATAGGTTATGTGCGACACTATTCCGTCTATGCTTGATGTTATATACCACTGCTGCGAGTCGTTTCCGACAATCCTGTCAGTCACACTGTACAGCTCACTAAGCTCAGAAATATCATATGAGTCGTCAGACAAGCTGTCCAAAGGCTGCACAGTTCCAGTGAAGCCTTTGTCCACATCGAAATACGTGTATGGTATCTCGCCACCTGTAAGCGACCCGTCCACACCAACAAAGCCATAGCCATGCACAACACGCACAAGGCTGCTACTGTCTAGGTCTATGATGATGGCCCATTGATTGAAGTTGTTGTCGAAGTGCAAACCTATTATGAGCAGTGAATCAATGTGTGTAGCAGACCATGCCGCAGACGTGACCACATTGGAGATGTCAAGCAGGGAATATGTGTGTATCGAGGTGTTGTCTGTGTTCAGGGCCTCACCCAAGTCAACATGCACAAATGGCACGCTCAAACTGAACTTGGAAAAACTGTCGAGCGGATTGTATACCGTCAGCATAATGCTTTCCGTATCCACAGACACTGTTATAAAGCGTGCGTCCGTAGACTTAGCCGAAGAGCAGAAGTATTTCAGCACACCCGAATCGAGAATCTCGGTACGGTTGACAGTATAGCCATCCTCAAAGACATCACCATCCCAGTCTGAAAGCTCATCAGTCTTGACCCTAATTATGAAATCCTTTTTCGTCAACACAAGCACATTATCACTATCCAACCACCAGAAGTTTTCCGTGTCGTTCGTCGTGTCCCACTGCTGTTTGATGAACTGCATCTCATTGTCCGACTGCACTTTAGCGAATATGTTCTCTTCAAGAGCTTTTTGCTCCACTCGTGTATAAAGGAATGACATGCTTCCGTCAGTAGTGGCACTGAGCAAATCGTCAATGTCGAACATCAATGAACCGTCATCAAGTGAAAGCGACAGTTCGTGGTTCTGTGACAGGCTGTCTATGGTGACTGTACTATTGTAGACACCCAAAAGAGCCAACACAATGGAACGTATATACTCTGATGTCAACCTGACTGCGTTCACACCATACCATGACTCATCACAGCTGTATGCCGTGGCAAAGTCATCATCGGATGTGTACAAAGCAACACTTTTCGTAGTGTAGTCAATTAGCAGCTTATATGCACCATCAGAGGAGTATACCGTCGCTACATTGTTGACGAATGTGTCGAGTCTAAAAGCACTATTGAATATATAGGGTGCATAAAATGAGAAAGTGTAGTCAACAGGAACACTGAACTGTATCACCATCCTATCAATACTATTTGATGCTGAGGAGTTTGAAGCAGCCACAAAACTGAGCGTGTTAGCATAGTCGCTGTACATGAATGAGCCACTGAAAGACGGAATGGTGGAATCTAGGGCGTAGCTGCCACTTGTCACAATAGCATCATCAATCAGCAGTGTCATCTGCTGGCTGTGTTGTGTCAAATATGCACTGTTGTCGGATACGTTCTTAGAAATATCAATGTACATGATAGGGTCGCCGACTGTATAAGACACACTGTCAGTGAACATCTCTGCATACTCCTCAGCAAAGGTGTTCCCTTTGGCAAGTCCAGCTACGCTGACATCACTTGAAATGCTTTTGAGGTATGTGTAGGAAGCACCTTCAGACGTCTTCACTATATTGGCTGTCAATGTAGAACCGACTGCATATGTAGTATCAGTCATTGTTCCTGAGAAACTTTTAGGCACTATATAGCACTGCATGTTGTTTGTGTCGTCTGCAACGCTTTTCAGTGCATTGTTCATGATATGCCCAGGCACAAACTTTACGTCAGAACTGTCAACAGATGAAGTAGTGTAGAACATGTACTGTGACACGTCCTTTGAGCACAGATATATCTTTGCACTAAGCACACCATCGTTTACGGAGCATGTTCCAATGCTGTGCGTAAAGAAGTCACTTGCGTCAACATAGCTGCTGTCTGAAATTGTCGTCGGAACTATGGCAAAGTTGTCGGAAGTCATGTTGACAGGAAGAAAAGCACCACTGCTTATGTAGACATCAGAAGCGACGAGCACCTCGCAGCAACGAGCATACCACACTGTGCTGTAGTCGTCAGAATAACTGGTCTGGTCAACATATTTTACGTGGTCAGGCAGCTTGTTGCTCTTCATCTCTCCGTTGAACGCCAGGCTTGACACTTTCAAAGTCACCTTGTCATCGTTAGCAATGCTATAACCAATGGAGCCGCTCTTATAGAACTTGCTGAATGATAGGTCAAACGTGCCTGATGTAGACAGTGTACCATCAGATGTGGCTATACTAACCACCTCGATACTATAGGACATATAGCTATATTGCACATCAACTGAAAGAATGTCCTTCAAGCAACTAGCATTTAGTCCTGAATAGTCTGTGGTCACATTGAGATAGAATCTGTCGTATGTCACATAGGTTGTTATATCGTCACCATCATCATCAGTTTCGTTTTTATTAATGGTGATTTTGAACTCTATGTTTACGCTCCTAGTCTCTGCTGTTGACTCAAGCTCTGTACACTTTGTACCTTCCCAAAAGCAGGCGTTTATTATAGGAGGATGCTCGTACTGCGTCATATTAGCCGTGGTCTTGGCTGTGACAATGGCCACCACCTCACGGTCAGACCCTATTACCACATTTCCATCCCAAGCATAGTACACACCGTCAGAATCCTTTTTCTCCAGCGTGAGTGCTGTACCAACAGGTGTCACCATGCTTCCACGGTCTACCTTGTTGTCGGCGGACACACCCACCCACATGGGCAGCTTCTGCTCTATGGTCTGCTTGTTATAGTCTGATGTGCTATTTGCATAGAGCTTGTCGCTGTTGTACCTTCCTGTATGCTCTCTGTCCTCAATGGTCACACTCTGATTATTAAACACCACGCTACTTGCGGACATGGCTACCTTGCTGTTCGCCTCGATGTTCACTTCCGTAAGCATCGGTGTAAACTCCACAATGTCCATAGCAAGGTTGTCCTGCACAAGCAGGTCTACCTTGAACGACGCTTGTACATGTCCATCACTGTCCACGGACACGGGTATGCTGCTAAGCACAGTTCCATCATAGCTATATTCGAGTTCCCCATTCTGGATAGACACGCTCTGCTTTCCACTTGACCAAACGGCTGTACCCCCGGAATAGCTAGAAAACTTGGCTATGCTGTAGTCGCCGTTCTTTATGATATCTGTAGGAAGCTGCATGCCTCCGAAATCGATGTCAATCGTGGCCGATGTGTCCTGCAAAGTTATGGTGTATTTGTAGTCGTTTCCAAGCTCAGTATTGAGCACCTGTACACTATCATCAAGAGTGCTCACGAACGTCCTTGAAACAGAGTCGTAGGCAAGCGAAAAACTCTTTCCGTTGATTGTGCCCGACACGACAGGATTCACAGTATCTGTAACGGAGCATGTAACGGCCGAGGATACCACGGAACTTGTCGGAATATAATAGAAACTTCCTACGCGCTTCTTATCCTTAGTCAGGACTATCCTGTACACAGGGGTCTTGTTTATGAGCTGCTTCGTGATGGTGTAACCGTCCACCTCCAAAGCAGCCTCCTCTATGTCAAAATTGTATACATCATTTCCAGCGGCCCAGCCGTCATGCTCAAAACGCAATGATGTAGGCAGATACTTGCCCTGGTAACGCTGCCTGTTGTGCTGGAACAGCGGCTGCTCGACCGGAACTAGCATGTCGGAGCTTTTAACATCCAAGCCACTTGTTAGAGATATTTCTTTTACCTGTCCCTCAATCATAGATTCTCCTAGAAGCTGTTCTCGTTGTTCTTGATGTAGTCAATATAGGCATGCATAAGGAACATGTGTATGCTGTCGGGTATTTCGACACCGAACGCACCAAACTTTATCAGCAATGTCGCAACATCAAGAGTCACCTGTGCAGGGTTCAGATAGTAAGGCAGTGTATCATAGGTATACACGCCATTTATGATGTTCAGAAGCACACGTGCCGAAGATATGCGCGTGTAGTCCATGTCAGTGTCATCCACACTGTTTTCATCTGACAGTGGGTCGTTCAGGTGCACAGGCTGCATGACAATATATGCATTTTCAATGAGCCTGTCAATCGTGGACCAGTCTATCACACACCTGTCCGTCCTCACGCTAGGGTACTTACTTAAAAACTTTATGTAGAGCACGAGCATGCTCTTTATAAACTGTGACATTCCGGCCATTTGCGCCTGGAACACACTGTCACGTGTCTGGTCAAGTGCAACTACAGCAGCAGCAGAACGCATGTTCTCCATGTCAAATGATGCGTTCTGTATTCCAGCAAGCTCATACATGGTAGTCTTATGTGACTGTATCTCTGCGTCGAGCTGCGGGTCGAGCGGCGTAGGATTGATTACAGTCATGAGGTCTGCTGTAGACCTTGACGAATCAATGTAAAGTGCCTCACCTGTACCATTCGATATGGCCTTCATGGCAAGGTCTACGTCCGAATTGAACACAGGAACAGAGCCTTTGTACATTCTAATCAGCTGCTGCTTCTTTGCGGCAATTCTGTTTACTTCACGCTGGATTGGATAAAGCAGGTCAAAAATAGATGTAGTGAGCTGCCTAGAGAAGCCGGTGTCCCAGGTAAACGTTGTCATGAGCACGCTATCAAAAGGATACTCCCTAGCCGGAAGCGTCTTTCCGCAGATGGTCACATACACCTCATGCTTCACGCAGTCAAAATACATGCTGAACTCGATGCTGCTCTTGCCAGCAAGCACCTCAAGAAGCTCGTTCTTGGCGTCGTCGTCAAGCCCCTGCATGTACACAAACGTGTCTGTTACAGGAAAATCATAATCCCTGTAGAGCATCTGCTTCACGTTGTGTCTATTGAACTGGCCGCTGTATACACCCACCTCATAGTCGTTCGCCTTTATCATCTTTCCAGTGTATGGGTCGATGAACACATGTGAATAGCCGAGTATGGACGCATTATGGAAAGCCTCTATGCTTATGCGCTGCAAGTCATCATCCTTTATGAGCTTCCTGAGTATGCGCTCAGCCTCGTCCTTGTAGACGATATACTCAAAGTTCTGCTCCTCGGACATCATCTTAGGAACAAATGAAATCGTTCCAAGCCTCGATGTAATCTGGTCAACAATCTGCTTCAGGTAGTTGTAGTTTGTGCCATATCCCGTGTCCGACCTCTCCTGCTCAAGAGCGGTAAACGGCGGAACGTTGTAGGCGGTACGAGACCAGCCAGCGGACTTCAACGACGGAAACATTTTGTTGTAGAATGCACACACCTTCAGAAACTCACGAGAGTATTTGGCCTCTATGATACTGTTCAACCTGTGGAAATCCTGGTCTATGCCTTCCGGGATAGACCAGTCGTCAACGGACTCCCCAGGATAAAGCGTAGGTCTATACTGCTTGGTAACATCATCATGTACCCAGTTAATCATTGTCCCAACCCCCTTATGCCTTTCAACAAATTCAACTGCTTACGCTTAGCATGATAACATGAAGACATATCTTTGTAGATGTCCTTTTTCAAAGCATCACTGATGACAGATGACGGAGCTATCTTGAAAGCCTCGCCAAAAGCATCATCAGCTTTAGCACCTTTCCTACGAGAATCAGTATATTTAGTGTATGCTGCCTCCATGTCGCCTATGTCCTTTATCGGTGTGACCTCTGACGTAACTAGCTCCTCAGGCCAATCACGTTGAAAAGTAAGACCCTTGTTAACCACATCATCAATACTGAGGAGCTTGTTTTCCGGGACAGAGGCTAGGAACATGCGCACATCGTCCCGACCACCATCAAAAGCCCTATTGTCATCAGAGTACCTGTACAGCGTATCTACAAAATTGTCCCATGTCTCGTCCGAATCGAAATTAAGCCACTTTGGGTCAATCGACATATGCTGGGCACCTTTCTCATCACCTGTGAGGTATGTCGAAAGACCACTAAGCCTTTCCCTCTGTGGGTAAAGCCTGTTCGTAAGATACTCATAATCATTCTTCTCGCCGTCAGCATACATATGTGACAGGCTGTGCGACTCCTTGGCGGATTCCGGCACATGTGAGGTAATCTCGTTGTCCATCGCCTCAAGCACAGTGTCACTCGTATCAGCAAATGGATTGTCCACAGTATATATACTGTACCTTGGGTCAGGCCTGCCTATGACAGAAAAGCCATAATGCATGTTGCTACGTGGATATATCTTACCTTTGTGTAGCAACCTTCCATTAGCAGTCATGTCATGGTCAGGGAGAGTCTCTTTTGCCTTATGTGACATGCCCAACGTTGTCTGAGGCTCCTCTGAATACCCATATGGACTGTACAGTGAGTCACCGTCCACA